TAGCAGAAGGCTAGGACGGATGGTTGGTTGGTTGTCGTTGCTAAGATTTGTAAAGTTGGCGTCAACTTCGTTATTAGTGAGGGGCGAACCCTTACCTGCGCGTGTTGTGATCGTGGTCATTATGTACGCCCCTCTAAACTATTAAGACGCTGATAACGTGATAGTCCAAGTAACGGACATCGTGTCATCTGCGGCTTTGTTAACTACTGAAAAGACTGTGCGGCAGAGCATATCTCCGCTTGTTGATGCGTTGAAAATACCGGCCTCAGTAACCGCGCCTGTCGCATCGCCCGCTTCAAAAGAAGCTACATAAACAACTTTCTCATTGTTTGACCCGGAGATGGTTGTCGAATCCAGAGCTTCTCGTGACCCCAAAAGTCCCACAAGATCGGTTTGCGACGCTGCCGCAGCAGTTGTGCCAGAACCGAGCGCCATATGTGACATGGCACCTTTGGTAGTATCTTTCATGCGCGAGGCGATGTACGCCAAGCCCGCGTTTACAACGAGGTTTTTAACTTCTCGCTGGTCTTTTATGTTTCCGGCCTTGTCCTTTAGGACGATGTTAAGCTGACCGGAGAGCTTTAAATTTTCGTTAATCATAACGATCTCCTAGAACGTTCTGGAAGCCCCGACGAAGTCTTCCCCAAAATATGTGAAGTCAGAATAATTCTGGCTCCGAAGAGACCCCGCGTCGGCAGTTGAGGTCAAATCTTGTAACAGTTTACTAAAGGCAAAAGTGTTAGCGTCTCCCAGAAGGGCGCTGTCTGAACGTGCCGCACTTGTCGACTTCGCTAAGACTTCACTTACAACAGGCATATCATATATATGTTTACCTGTAAGCACATTTTTATCATCTGTTACGCCAAAGGCGTTAGCCAGAGCTTTAGATGTAGAACGCCTAGCGGTGTCGGTACTTGCCGCACTATCCCCAAACGCCCGATTGAACCCGGTGACAATGCCGATTTGATCGCCTACCGATGCCGCGTTGTTCGTAAACTTAAAGAACTGCATCTCTTGATCGTCAAGAATACTTGCCGCTCCGTCGACGTCGTCTGTAAAGAAAACACTGTCCGTAAACCCACGACTGTAAGCCACTTGCTTAGAAAACGCATCCGAAACGCTACTACTGTCGTTAAACACTTTAGCAAGGTGGCTCAAATAAATATCGGCGATTGCTAATATTTCGGTTGGAACTCCCTCAATATAGTCCTCGAAGAAATAACCCGCAGCCGTATAGTCTTGACTTGTATCGTCCCCGACGATTTTTGTCATATCCTTTGCAAGAAGCTGAGAAATAAGTAACGGGTCGTTCGTAGTCTTGCCTAGAGCTTTAAAATCTATTTCATCGCCTAAAGACGAAGTATCCGAAAACCCTTTGCCTAAAACAGAAACAAATTGATCGACGGCCATCGCATCGTCGGCGAGACTTTTTATGAAATCATAACGATGCTGTTCAGTTACGATACCGTTATCCGCAAGGGACTTATTAAACGCGAATACTGCGTCCTCAACCGCACTTATTTCATCAACGCTGGCAAAGTCTTTAAATATATGAAACGATAACTCGTCTATTGCACCTGTGCCGTCGTAAACTTCAAAGCTATCAAAAAACTCCGCAAACCGAACAAACTCACCTTGGATAGCCTCCAAAGTAAGCCGTGGCGCAACCGCAGCCGAACGCGACTTTAACTGCTCGAAAGCAGCACTTAGCGCGTTAAGAAAGACTGCGGATTTTAGCTTCATGCGAAATCTTCCCTTATTTTAAATTTGAGCAAGTCATAAAGCGTTTCTCGCACCCCCGAGCCGCGAACGACCTCAATCTCGCCTTCATACGCGCCTGCTTCTTGGTTAAGGTCGTTAGTTCCCCACTGAAGAATAGCTTCGCCGTTAGTCGCAGTGTCAGGGTTGATAAACAACGATCTGCTAAACAACACGGTTGCTTCGCCAGCGGCTCTAAAGTGCAACGTCACAGTAGCGTTTGTAAGGTCAGTCAAACTGCCCGTATCATCCTCGGTCAGCGTTAACTTGATTTGTGGGCCGGTATCGCCTTGGACGTATTTAAAAGAGGTCGCCATTATCTTCTCCCTCCAGCTGACGCTCGATCAAAGCCCACGCTGGCAATTCGCAAGTTAACGCGTCTTGTGTCACGCCCTTTTGCGGCGTCCATGTGCTTGTAGAACTCGGTTTTGTAGTACATCGCCACTTCGGGGTTAGACCACTCTTTGCCCGGTATAATTGTTAGCCTCCAGATAGCTCCACATGCGATGGAGCGCCCATGCGTTTCGAAAATAAAGTCTTCGACGCCAGTGGCTGATAATGATGGCTTTAAAACGCCTACACCTTCAAACGTGTACTTGCGGTCGGGTGTGGGGAAAAACCGTATTTGGTTATCTTGGTAGATAGTAAAGTACGACGGTGTAGAATTATCGCGTGTGTTTGAAAGACTAAAGTGCCGGTCCGAAACTCGTCGAGTGGGTGAACCGTTAACATACAACTCTAAGACATTCTCAAGCACCGCGCCGGTAGGGACGTCGATCTCATAGTCTGACGTGTTCTTACTGGTAAAATCTGACTCAATGTCAAACCGCCACAGTTCGCTACGCGCAATGTATTCAGCTGCTGCTTCCTGCAAGTGCGTTTGTATAACAATTTCCGGGCAACCCGGAACATGGGGCTGCACGTAAGGAAAAAAGTTGTCCCACGTTTTTGCCATGCTACGTCACCGTACTTGCTGGATTGGGCGTTAGCGCAGCGTCAACCTGCGTCTTCGTGCCAATAGCAGCGTTAAAGGTTTGGAAAGACGAAGCAGCGCGTTGTTCGTTTGCGCCGTACTCTGCGTCTTTGGAATATGCTCGATACAAAATCCAATCAGTGATCGGGCTTAGGTATATATCATCCAGTTTAATAACTTCAGTGTTGCTACCATCGGGGTCTAAATCTGACTCAGACAGCGTGTGAGAACCCGGAGCATCCGCGTAAATAACTTCTAGCTCGGCTGTACTTGTAGCAGGGGGGTAAACGTAAAACTGTTTGGGGTGGCGCGGGTCATACGTGTAGTGCTGAATATTTGCGGACTCAGTCTCTGAGTGCCAGCTGGGTCGCTGGTCGTCCAAAACGCTGCGAGCAACCACGCGAACAACTTTTTTGTTTGAGCTACTTAAAACGTTGCGGGTAATATCAAGAAGGCGAAGCGCGGAAGGAAAACCGCCACTAGAAGCTGTAAGCTCCTGCTTAGTGCCAGCGGTGCAAGTAAACGTAGCACACACAGCGTTCGCGTCCGGGCGCAGTAAGACGATACTCAGATATGACTCATTAAGCCATTTCTGTAGTTCGACACGCGGCCAACGGATATTAGTATCCTGTAAGATCGCTTCGACGCGGGAAATAACGTCTATAACTTTTATGGTAGCCATCACTAACCCCCTTGTGGTTGTGAGAGGGGGAGCAATCCCCCTCCCGTTAGGTCAGTGACTAGCTGGCTGCGCCGACGATTGCGGTGCAGAGAGCTTCTGGTTTCACAACCTTGCGGCCATATACGGCAAGACCACGAACGATGTCGCCGAAGTCTGTTTGGTTGCGCAAAGGCTCAGTTTTGCTGATTTGCGAAGCAAACGAACAAGCTGTGCTTGTACCGGCTACCATCATGCGGCGAGCTTTAGCGTTAGTCACGGTTGCGCCGCCAGAAGTGGCTGAAAGACCCGCAACGAGTGCTTTACCTGCTTGGCCTTTTGGCAACAAGTTAGACACATACACAGTGAAGCGGTCCAACATACCGATTTTGCCGGTACGGATGGTGCTTGACTGATCTCCAGTGAAGTAAGCTTGTGCAATGTTTGTTTGCATTAATAGCTGACGATCGCGTGGAGAGATGATTAACCAACGGCCATCTTCTGGAACGTTTTGCTCATCTAGTGCTGAAGACATCTGCAAAATTGTGTTTAGGATATTTGCAGGTGTTGCTTGGTCGACTGGGGCTACATCAGTACCCAAGTTATAAGCACCTGAGATAGCGCCAGCTGTCGCACCTTTATTTGACGCGTTTGCGCCTGTGGTTACGAACCAGTTGAAGAACGTATCGTTTTCAATATTGATCTTCAGCTGTTTAGCAGCGTCATCAGTGAACATGTTCATCAAGTCCATGTCCGCTTGGTGCGCGAGTACATCGTTTACTTGAACGCTGAAGTATTTACCTTGGTCGATCTGCATGTCTTGGTAGATCGGAGCAGGGACTTCAGAAGTCAGTGTAGTACCAGCGCCAGCATAATCGTTGATTGTGATTGATGGTGCAGTACGAATACGAATTGTATCGCCTTGGTTTTTGATCTCGCCTTCCCAATCGGTATTGGCAATCTCAGTCATCATAGTGTTCGCATAGAACTTAGCGTTCAATTTTTGCGACCATAGTTGTGGGATAAATCCA